AGTGATCACCATAAAAGTGAGTTTAGAACATTCCTTTGGTTGGTAAGTGGTAAAGATTCAGCAAAGTACAACTCATTCAAGTCGGTGATTGGATATTTGATGCATTCATACAAGACCTCAGCGAGTAATAAGGCAATAATATTCAATGATGAAACCATCTCAGAGAATCCGAATGGAGGAAGTGGAAAGGGATTGTTTTGGAATGCATTGGCTAAGTTAAAAAAGGTAGCTTCAATCGATGGGAAGACATTCGAATTCACCAAGGGATTCCCTTATCAAACAGTGTCAACCGATACTCAGCTCTTGGTATTTGATGATGTGAAAAAAAACTTTAACTTTGAGAATCTCTTTTCATTGATTACTGAAGGAATCACATTGGAGTACAAAGGGCAGGATGCCATTAAAATACCCGTAAACAAATCTCCCAAGATTATAATTACAACCAACTACACGATTGGTGGAGTTGGAGGCTCATTTGAGAGAAGAAAGTTCGAAGTTGAGATGAGTAACTATTTTGGTCATACACGATCACCATTGGATGAGTTCGGTCATATGTTGTTTGATGATTGGAATGATGAGGAATGGGTGATATTTGACAACTTTATGATTCAATGCTGCCAATATTACCTCAAGTATGGATTGGTATCTCATGAGTTTACCAACCTGGATGTGCGTAAATTCATCAAGGAAACTTGCTTTGAGTTTTACGATTGGTCGGGTGATGGAAATCTTCCTCTCAATGTACGGTTGTACAAAGATGAGCTTCATGAATCATTTATTAGTGAGTACACCGATTATGCCAAACTGAGCAAAAAGAAATTCTCTCAATGGTTGAGTATCTTTGGTCATTATCATGGATATAAGATTGATGAGAATAAAACAAACAATAGAAGATGGATTGAATTCGGAAGGACCGATAAAACGCCAAGTGATCCCGATGACATTTGGGATGAGTTAAACGATAAAGCAAAGGAGATATGACCAAACAAAACAAAGAACGAATAAAGGACCTCGAACGAGCTCTCACCAGGGCGAAGTATCCGAAGATGCCATACATCGATTCATTCCTCACCAATTGGCAGGATAATTCAGCGAATGCACTTACCAAATCCATATGCGCATTCCTTCAGATGAGTGGATGCCAAGCGGAGCGAATCAATACCATGGGAGTGTATCGAAAAAAGTACCGTACCGATGGAGTTGAGATGGGTGGACAATGGACGAAGGGAACAGGAACACCAGGTTCCGCAGATATCTCGGCAACCATTCGAGGTCGCTCAGTCAAGATTGAGGTGAAGTATGGGAAGGATAGGCAATCAGATGCACAAAAAGTATATCAAAAAATGATTGAAGATGCTGGAGGAGTGTACTATATCTCAAGAACTTTTGATGATTTCATCGAATTTTATGATAATTTTATTTCCAATATAAAATAGTTTATTATCTTTATTGAAAATTAACACGCTAATTATGGAAAAACAAGAGAAAACAGTCGCAACACTGTACCAAAAGTTGCACACTGCCAAGTCGCAGATTGGAAAGGTAGCAAAGAATGCTACGAATCCACATTTCAAAAAGTCATATGCTGACATCAATGCACTGCTCACCGCAGTCGAGCCAATTCTTTTGGAGAATGGATTGATTCTACTTCAACCAATTGTTGGAAATGATGTGGTGACGAGAATCATTGACATCGATTCAGGTGAGATGGTTGAGTCATTCATGACCTTGCCGATTATAACTGATCCACAAAAGGTATTGAGTGCGGTGACTTACTTCCGAAGAGGAACATTGCAATCACTTCTCTCACTTCAGGCAGTGGATGATGATGGAAAGGCAGCATCGATTGCAGTCGCACCGGTTAAACCTGCTCTTGACAATGCAAGATTTGAGTCCGCAGTGGCATCCATTAGTGCAGGAAAGTACACCAAAGAACAATTGATTGAGAAATGGACATTGAGTGAGGTGCAGTTAAAAGCATTGGAAGTATGAAGTGGCATCCATCCTCCATCGGCAAATTGATGACCAACGGCCGAGGTAAGAATGAAATGGGACAAACTGCAAAAACTTACATTAAGCAAGTTGCTAAGGAAAACTTCTACGGTTACCGCAGTCAAATCAATTCCAAGTATATTGAGAAGGGATTGAGTCAAGAGCAGGATTCAATTGACCTGCTCAACACGGTGCGATTCGAGGGATACGTCAAGAACACCGTGCGAATGGTTGACGAGTTGATGACAGGTGAAGCAGATATCATCACCAACGATTCAATCATCGACATCAAAACATCCTGGTCATTGGATACATTCCCGGTGATGGCAGAGGATGGATATGATGCAATCTATGAGTGGCAGCTTCGTGCTTACATGAGGCTATACGACCGACCTAAAGCAGAATTAATCTATTGCATGGTGACAACATCCAACGAACTACTGAACGAGTGGGAGAACTTAGATACACACCGCGTTGACCACATCGCACCGGAGAAGAGAATCACCGTACTTTCATTTGATCGTGATGAGGCGAAGGAACAGGAGATGATTGAGAGATTGGAGTTATGTACTGAGTATTATAATGAGTATTATCAAAAATTGGAGGACAAATGAAAATAACAATAACACAATACGAACACACGGTAACACACGAAGTACCACACAACGATGTTGACCTTGATGAAGCAGTGAGAATGGTCGAAGGACTTTTCAGAGCAATTGGCTATCATTTCAGCGGTAACCTTGAGATAGTGAACGAGTGGAAAGAAAACCTTGATTGGAAGGAACAAATCAATCAAGGATAAGTGGTAAAAATTGCCACATATCTTAAATAGAAATGATAACTAAACAACAAGAACAATGAAAACACTAATTGGAATATTCCTTATACTTAAGTCAGTAAGTAATGGAATAAAATTATTAAAACAAAAAGATATGGGAGCAAAAGCAGTAGAGTTACTAATGCTGATTGTTCATTTAGGATTTGGGATTTATTTATTAAACATTTAAACAACAAGAACAATGATAACAGCAGTAGAGTACATTAAAGAGAAATTAATGTGCGATGAGTATTGGTATGAAAATATGACTTTTGACCAAATTTTTGAAAAAGCCAAAGAAATGGAAAAGGAGCAACGCCAAGAAGATACTAACTATGGTTATTCACAAGGATGGGATGATGGTAATCAGAACAAAGAACCAATGAGACCTGAAGTTAAACAACAAGAACAATGAAGATAGATATTGATGACTTCAACCGAAAGGCAGAATACATCATTGAAACGGTTGTCAAACCACAAGTAGAAAAATACGAATTAAGTAAACAATTAAACAAATCAAATATGGAATTAACAGTAACAGGCACAATCAAAGTAATTGAGCCAATCAAACAAATCAGCGACAAGTTCTCAGTGAGAATGGTAGTGTTGACAGTTCCCAATGGGGAGTATCCTCAGGATGTCATATTCCAACTATCTCAGGACAAGTGTAAACTACTCGACAACTATTCACCTGGTATCGATATCACAGTGAAATTCAATCTCAGAGGTCGTGAGTACAATGGGAAGTATTACAATACTTTAGATATATGGAATGTTCAATCAATGCCTGTGGTAGATGAGAGCTTTGACGATTCACCTTTCTGATGGGGAAACCATTCGTGACTTCATCGAGAAAGAGGTGAGGTCACGGGTATCCAAGAGATACAAATTATCGCACATCGCTGAGGATATGGGAATCACTTACCTTCAGTTATGGAGATTCTTGAAAGGTCATTCAGTCAATGAGGAATTTTACATCAAATTTTTTAAGTATTATGAGAGATAGATGGTTCATTGCCTATGTCGGCACCAAGAATGAGAATCCCCACATGATTATCAACCGATTTCAAGATGTGTTCAGTGGGATGAACGTCAACTACTGCATTGTATTAACGATGGAAGATGATGAGGTATATATCGATGAGGTGGATGAAGCTGCATTCGATGAGGTTAAATGTCAAATGAATTGAGATGGAGAATCAACAAATAGATCCAATCCTAATGAAGCTCATGACCAAGTATTATGACCGGTCAAATAAGGGAATCAAAAAATATGGTACAACATTGGAAAATAATTCATTACCTTTACTCGATTGGTTGAATCATCTCCAGGAGGAATTGATGGATGCAACCTTGTATATTGAAAAATTAAAACAAGATATATGACTTACTTAGCTTCACTCGCACTCGGTTGGTTCCTGGTGTCCTTCGAGCCACTTCAAATGGTGTGGGATAACATCGCGGTGCGAATACGACCGAATCACTTGGTCAATTACATTCATGCAGCTCTTGGATGTTTCAAGTGCATGAGTTTTTGGTCAACGTGGATTATTACCGGTGATTTCATTCAAGCAACCATTGTATCATTCATTGCGTTTATCATTGAGGAATGTTTAGCGAAAATCAAGTAAAGTACATCAATGAGATTATCACGTCAAGTGATGCATCGAAATACGCCAAGATTACGCTTAAAGCATTGTACAAAATATATGATGAGCATACGGGAACAAAGACAACCGATTGCTTTTGTGCCAGGACAGTGAGGAAGATTTATTATAAACAATTCATGAATTGGTATGAAAGCAACACTTGACCGCTACATATCAAGGCACTATGATGAGGTGAGGACGTACACGGAGTATTTCCTCGCCAAATTCAAGGCCAACATGATTGCTGATGTAGTCATCAACAACAGTTATCTTTATGTGGCTGAGATAAGTGATGATACAAAGGATGAGAATAAGGTCAAGAGTTATTTATTGAACACGATCAAGAAGCAAATCATTTGGTCAACGTCAATCAGTCACCTGGATGAGAGAGTCAATGCCAATGAGATTGATATACCGAATGACTGCGATGACGAGGAGGATTTGAATCACAAGATACGAGAGGAGAAGAAGTACCACAATCAGAAATCATGCATCGAGATATACAAGAGAGAGGTCAAGGACCGAATCAAGTTGATAATCTTTGAGGCATACTATGAGAAGGGATATACAACCGCCAGGTCAATGGCTAAATAC